GCCATTAGACTGCGCATACTGTGGGTCTAATCCATATCTTCTACCTCTATAATCTATTTCTATATCTGTAGAATCATCAGAGTCAGGGTCTGATTGCGTAGTATCAGAATAATTATTTAACGTGTTGCTAGGCACTTGCTCTACTAAATTAAATGTTGATAAGTCTCCAAATCCATTTGAAAATGCCCATGAGCCATTGTCAGTAGAAGCGGTTTCAAGTCCCAATGGCATAGCAGTATTTGCTGATATTAAAGGTAAAGGCAGCGTTATATGTGTAGATGATACTGTTCCAATAGGCATAGAAGCTGGAAAAAATCCTATGTTTTGATTTGGTGCGCCTGGAATATAAAAAGGCACATCAACACCTAAGTCAAATTTGTTAGTAGCAATTAAATTATTACCAAGTATTTCTGTTGTAAATCTTTTACTAGTATCTATAGCTGTTTTTAAAGCGTTTAATAATTGCCCTCTATTCATATCAGTAGTATAAGAAACTTCAAAACGAGGGCCCGGTAAATTACCCGCAGGATTAGCCCCGTCGTTAATATCACCATCAGAGTTAAATATAAAAAACATATTTTGTTGTGCTCCCGCCTCATCTAAATAAGTTAAGCTTAAATAGTCTCCATCTGCAATTCTAGATCCAGCTGTTGTAATTGTTGTAGTACCATCTTGTTCTAGAAAAACTTCATCATCAGGAACTCTCATTTGGTAAGCTTTTTTAGAGTTAGCAGGATCAGTAGTGTAGCTTCCGTCTGCTCCTTGAGTTATAGCAAATGGATTACAAGTTTTATTAGTTGGATATAAAACTCTTTCAGTACCATCACTTCCTAACGCAGATAGTTTAATATAATTAACGTAATCGTGAGGTAATACCATCTTAAGTGTGTTAGGTACCTCTATTTCTTGTGATTTAAAAGAACGTAAAACATCGTATGATAACTCTTGTAATGCTCGCATGGCATGAAATTGAACATCAGTTCTATTTACTTTAGTTATTATTTTATTTTCACCTACGTAAATATACATAAAGTTATTTATAATACTATCAAGACTTACGAATTGATATGTACCAAAATCGCTACCTTGATAATATGCAGCTTGAGTTGTTGATCCTAGTAATCCCATAATTAACTATTTTGTTCTTGGTTAGTCATTTGTATAGCGTTTGCCCCAACTTGCCCTATGTCTTGTTGTTTTGTTATAACGCCAGATAACATTAATATTTTTGAAACTAATGGCTCTTCTTCAACTTCTAGTAGTTCAAAATTCTGAGCATCAGTAGCGCTTGAGTTATAAAGAGCTTTTTCTTGAACAACTACATACGTCCAATTTGGAGCTGTTGGCTTTTTGTAATAATTAACAGTACAGCTAGCGCTATTAACAGGTGATGGTGTTATTCTAATAGTTGTAGATGACGTTCTAGTAAATATAGGTCTTGTTGTTTTAGGATATAACACTGATCCACTTTCACCAAGAGAAGTAATATAATGTTCTTCTTTTTTATTTACCTCTGTAGCAAGGTTATTTCCTACTTTTACAATATCTAATTTATATAAATCTGTTGGAAGTGTCATTACACCATTAGTAATATTATAATTTGTTTCTGATTTTAAAAAAGGAGATAATTTAGCTTCTAGCATTTCTAAAGTATCAGTGTGTGTATCATCATCTTTTAGTTTAGCATTAGAGTTTCTAGCTTTGTGAAAATAAGCTTCATATATTTCATTTTGAGCTCTATCTGCTAATAGATTAAATTCTTGTGGTGTTAAGTAACCTCTTTGCTCTTTATTAAGCAAGGCTAAAACCTTTTGATATACGCTGTTTATATTTACTGCCATTTTGTTTTATTTTACTATTATATAGTTACATAATAAAGTGGAAGGTTAGCCCCTAAATAAAAATAGCCACCCGTAATGAGTGGCTATTAATATTAGTTAAAAAATGTTATTTCATTCTTTTTTGTATATTTGAATATATTTCCATACCTTCATCAGTTTTAAACCAATGAGCTAAAGCTGTATATGGATGTTCATCAAAAGGAACTGTCATAATTTTTCTATTTGTTGAGTTCCATATAAAATATCTTTGATCGCTAGATAAAGAAATTATACCTTCTTCAACAGCTCTAATACCAAAGTTTCTAAGTTGAACATTGTCATCTGTAGTTAATTCTATAAATAATTTAGGATTACGTCTAGCAAATAATAATAAATCTCTTTTTAATTCTTTAGAACTTAAGTTATTAACTTCAGATCCAATTTCTACTCTCATTATAGCTTCAGCCATATCTATATCCATGTCTTTAGCTATACCTAAAGCTTCAACTTCAAACTCTAACCAATCTAATTGATTTTCAGCTATTTCAACTGGTTTAAATTCATAGTATAATTTATCTTTATGAGGGTGATATAATGAAAGTAATTTTTGTAAAGTTGTTTGTTCTTTTGGAACATATAAACTACCACTTCTAAATATAATATGTTCTAATCTTTGATCCCCTTTCATTTCGTCTACAAAAGGAGTTTTTTGATTTTGACAATATTTTAATTCTCTTTCATAACCTTTTTCTTCATCAAACCAATATATATCAGCTGATTTTATCATTCTTGATAAAGGCTTTGTATTACCTTTTAAATAATAAACCCTGTCTTTTATTTCCCAAGTGTTTTTTGGTTTAGCTTTTATTTTAGGAGCTTCAACCTTAGGTTGTTCTTTTACAACCACCGTTTCTTCAACTATAGGTTCTTCAACCTTAGTTGTTGTTTTTTTCTTTGTCATAATATAATATAATAAAAAATTAATAAAAATAGAGGCAGCAAAAAGCTGCCCCTATTAAAATAAATACTACTTCATTAACATAAAGTTGTTTGCACCTTGAGTGATTAAACATCTTTCAGTTAACATATGTATTTGCATTGCATCAAGCGCTGATGTAGCAGCTCCAACAGAACCAGTAGTCCAAGTTTTCATTTTTCTATTGTCTGTTTGAGAAGCTCTAAATCTAACGTGTAAGAATGGTCTTTTTAAGTTTTTACCTATTGACTGATCATACACAGTAGAAGTTCCAGCTGGAATCATAACGCCTCTAATAGCATTAGCAGCATCAGCAGCATTAATACCGCCTCTTGTAGCTAAGTCATTTAAGTATCTAAAGTCAGACTTATAGAAGTCATAAGAACCTCTTCGGAAACCTGAGAAACCTAAATTTAACGCCATATCTTCATCGTTGTCAAATACTCCATAAGAAGTACCGCCAGCTCCGTAAGAATTCATTGAAGCAAGCATGTCATCCATTGCTAAACTAGTAGCTCTATTTACAAACATCATGTATTCTTCAATAGCACCTTGTTTGTCAAATTCAGCTAATATAGCATCGAACTCAGCTAAATCAGTAGCAGCGTTAACACCTGTTACTCCAGATGTAACATTACCTCTTGATTCAATAGCAGCAAATAAACCTTCAGTACCAACGTCTCTTGTTGCAGCGGAACCTACTATAGTGTTAGATCCATCTAAAACAGAAGCGCTATCAGTTTTTTCAGCTTCTAGCATTGCCATTTCTAAGTAATCATTAAATCTAGCTCTTGTATCAGATTCTGCTTTTAAGTACCAAAGATATCCTGAAGCTCCTTCCTCACTTGTTATTTCAACCCAACCAATTCTACCTGTATCAGAACCTGATACTTCGTAGTAATCTTTCATTATAATTGGTTTGTTAGAAAAAGTTTTGAAAGCAGGCTCATTAGCTCCTCTAGAATCACTTTGTGTTTCAGCAGCACCACCATCCATATATCTAGTTCCTTTACCATATTCAGAACCAAATACTAGTACAGTAACTGAGTTATCGTTAGTACTATTTGATAAAGTAGCAGCACCTCTATTATAAGGTAAAACATCAATAGTCGTAGCATCAACGTCTGTTACTAAACATTTAACGATACCATTAGTAGTATCAGCTACAATAACTAAGTCGTTAACTCTAATACCATGTACTTTACCAGCTGATCCATCGACAGTATTTCCGTCAATGTCTTTCTGTATTGTGATTTGCATAGCAGCTTGCGAGTTTATTGTAGCACCGGCACCACTAGTCTTACCTGTATAAGATAAGTGTAGTCTACCTTGTTCAGACCAAATAACTTGATCAGATTGCATTGCTTCTTCCGCTCCAACTTTTTCAAGAAAACCAGAGATTGTTCTTTTACCGAAAACCTCAGCTTCCTTTTCCATTAGATCGGGTAAGTATTGTTGGGCCCAGCCCATGTCTTGATTAAAATCTAGATAATTTGTAGCGAACGTTTGTTGCCTTGGAGCAGGTACGCTATTTAAATTATCTCCTGGTGTAATTGCCATAATTATAAATTTTTAAGTTAATTTTTCTTTCTAATTTTAAATGATCTGTTTTTAATATCAGAAGAAGATTGACCTAACGCTTTAACTTTAACTCCACCTACGTTTATTTCACCGTGTGTTTGTCTAGGATTTAAATCTATATTTTTACTTTTAGCAACAGTTTGCTTAATTGCATCTGACTTGCCTTGTTCGTAAAAATGTTTAGCTATAGCGTCAGCATTCATGGCAGTAAATAATGATTTATGATAACCTTCAGCATCTTCAATAGTCGTATTGTCTTTATTAGTAAACTTACTAACAAAATTATTGATATCACTTTGTGTTTCTTTTACTTTGTTAACATCTTTAACATTAAACCTATAACGTTTATCTCCGACATTATATTCAAAACCTTTGAAATCTTGTCCAAAAAAACTATCAGTTTTATTTAAAAATGTTCTTTTATGTACTTCCGTTTGCTTCTTCTGCTCTTCAGATCGATTAAAGAAATCAATAGCTTTTTGTTGCTCTTCTGTGAGTTTACTTCCAGCTTTGATATCTTCATAATATTTAGACTTTTGCCTGTCTAAGTGGGCTCTAGCCTCGGCAACTTGCTCTTTGAGGGCTATTTTCTTTTTACGTATTTGTTTTTCATCATCTAATTCTTCGTCTATACCATAACTATCTTCTAACAAAAAAGATCTTTCTTCTGCAGATAAATGCGATTTTGTTTGTTTATAGTATTCATCTAATACGTCAGAGTCATCCATTTTAGAAATGTCTCTATTTAATTGTACGTAGTCGTTTAAATCTCCGCCAGTTTCGTCCATAAACTCCATAAGTTTTTGTATGTTTTCTGGTAACGGCTTTCCAGTAGTTTCCATATTTTCAATTGCTTCTTCGGCAACTTGTTTTATTTCTTCTACTTTTTCTTCTTCAGTAATTTCTTCTATAACTGGTTGTTCAGTTACTTCTGTAACTTCTTCTACAGCTTCTAGTTCTTTAACTACGTTTTCTTTTTTATCTTCAACAACCTCTTCTTTTACCGGAGGCGGTTTACTTAAATCTACTTTTACAACTCCGTCATCTTTAATTTTTTTCTTTGATGTGAACTTGCCTTTTTCATCTCTTGGTTGTTCTTTTTTTTCAACAACCTTTTCAGTTGTTTCTTCAACAACCTCTTTGTTATTTTCTTCCATAATAAAATTTTATAAAATATTAAAAATTAGAGACCAAACTTTCTCATGCCTGCATCTCCACTAAGTATATCATTACCTGATGATTCAAACTTTTTAGTAGTATCACCCTGTTTTCTTTGCTCTATCATTTCTTTTTGTCTATCAGCTTGCATGTTAACTCTAGCATCTTTTCTATCCTCTCTTATTTCTTCTTTTTTATCGCTAGCTTCTTTTTTCATACCTTCTAACTGAGAGTTTAACTCGAACTCATATTGCATTAATTCTTTTTTAGCTTGTATTTCTGCTTGTAAATATTGTATTTTTAATGAATTTCTAGTTTGTTCTAACTGTGCTTCAGCTTGACTTTTACCTTGAGCCTTTTGAACTTCAGCTTGAGCTGCCGCTTGAGTTTGTTGTGCGTTAGCCGCAGCTTGAGCTTGCATATTTTGTTGCTGCATCGCTTGGTCTTTGGCTACTTTAGCTTTTCTTTTAACTTTAAGCATTTGGTTAGCAAGCTTAATATTTCTAATACCACGCAAGTCAATAGCATCATCTAACTCAATAGTCTTTTGACCTAATGCTACTTGTATATTATTTTCAAGCATTTGTTTTTCTTCTTCGTCTGGTAATAATTCTATAAATATACCAAAATCATAAAGATGTAAATTTTTCATTTCTTCAATAGTAGCAACATTGTGAGCACCTATAGCTTGTATAAAAGCATCTTTAGTTGGTGAGTATTCTACTATATCAGATATTCTTAATGATAAACATTCAGCTACTTCAGCTGTTAAATATAACATTGATTGTAATATATGTCTAGTTGCTGTGTTTGAATTTGCAGCTGCTAGTTTTTGTACTCCAACTAAAGCGTTTTTATCTGGAGTAGCAGCATCTCTAGCTTCATTTAGCCCGGTAGTATCTCTTATCATTTGTAAGTAGTAATTATAAGTTTGAATTAAACTTTGTATTTTACCACCATTAACCCCATTATTTATTTGTTGTATAGGCACTTTACCTGGATTACCATCACCTTCGCTAGTAAAACTTCTACCTATAACACTACCAGTTTGGAAGAACATATTTAATGCTTCTTGTGGATTATAGTTTGTTCCATTACCTAAATCAACTTCAGCTAAACCATCAACGTCAAGATATACACCATCTGGTACCATACGAGACATTACTTGCTGTAACTTTAAATGTGTTAATTGTATCATATCAGCAAATCCAGTTATTCTACTAACTATAGATTCAATTCTTCCTTGATACATTCTAGGCGCTACTATTTGATAATTCATTTTAACGCTACCAAAATCAGAGTCTGAACGCATCATGTTATCAGCCATTTTCCATTTTAGTAATTTATCTGCACCTATTAAGTAAACACCTTCGTATAAAACTTCTACAGTTCTTTCTAACTTACCAAAGTCGCCATCCATATTTTCTACAGGTGGATCAAAAGTGTCATCTTTTTCAATTACTTTTTCAGCTCCACTGCCTAATTTTTTTAACTTATAAACATCATTCATATGTGTTTTGTAATTAAAATACAAAACTTCTACCTGGTTTTTATCTAACTCTCTTCTATAATGTGAGTGTCTATAAGATGTGTAACCTGAGTTGTCTACTATATCTTTTATTTCTTCTTCAGATAAATCAGGAAATTCTTTTACTAGTTCGTTTATAGGAACAATTTTAACTTCGCCAACATAATACACGTCATCAAAGTATGGGGACTCAGTATGTGAATATACCATATTAGCTGGATCAACATACTTTATTTTAACACCTTCTGTAAAATCAAAAGTAGTTTTTGTTGCACCTATACCTAACACTGTTAAGTCATACAAAACTCTTCTTCTAGTTAAATCATAATCACTATTATCCATTAAAACGTTAATAGCTTGCTCTTCAGCTAACTCAACAGCTTGCTTGTAATTTAGTTGCATGTGTAATTGTAGCTCTTCTTCTGAGTCAGGAAGTGATTCTGGAGGATTTTCTGATATATCAATACCAAATTGTTCTTGAACTAAATTAGTATATTCTTTAGCTCTCATGTCTCTAAGTATAGACTCCATGTATTCAGTTCTTTTACTTACACCAAACTGGTCTTGAGAATAAGCGTTTATTTCGTAGTTTCTTTGTGACATGCCGTTGACTACAATATCAACAAACTTAGGAATAATAGGTACTGGCTTCCAGTCTAAATTTAAATAAGATAAATCACCATTTATAGATAATTCGTTTTTATATTTTTGAATACTTTGCTCTCCTCTAGCATATAGTCTTAGTTGATGAAAATTATTTAAATTACCATCAAACTTAGAAGTAGCTCCATTAAACCATTCTTGCCTTATAGCTTTAGCCACGTCTAACCCATACTTTTCAGATAGCTTTTCTAAATCACTTACCGCTTGTGATGGAAAGTTTACATGAGATTGAATCATATTTTGTCTGTTATTATTTTAGATTGAAATCCTTTATTATTATACTTGTGTATACTAATATTTACTGGTTGCTTTTCTACTTTTGGGTTTGGTCGGTATAAATGTCTATTACAAGCCATAACAGCTAATCCTGAACTTATTGAAGCATCGTGTTTGGTTCTTTTATTTATATCAAACTTTGACCAATCGTTTAATGTTTCATTAAAATACATTGTACCGTAAGTACCGTCCTGCAATAACCCAACATGGTCGTTAATGTACATTTCAATAGCAGCCGCATGGGCTTGTTTTATATCTTCACTAGAGTTTGGTATACCACCTACTTCTTTTTCTGCAACTGATAATTTATTCCAAACTTTATCAGGTCTATTTATACTAAACTTTCTATAACCTCTTCTTCTTAAATAGTATAATAATCTTGGTTTATTGTTTTCTGCAAGTAACGGCATTCCGTAAAATACCAACGCCATTAAAACATCTTCAAAAAACATATCAGCTGTTTGTGGTCTAGCTATATATTCAAGAAAAAAAGTATTAGCTGGAGCGTCTTCCATTGAAAACTTAGTTAATCCATGCAAAGCACCTTTAGATCCTGTTCCATCAACTGTTCCTGATATATCGTACGAGTCACAACCAAATGCTCCCATGTGCTCGTTGCCTGGATATTTTACTCCGTTTTTTAATATAACATTATTTTGCAAGTTACCATTAGGAATCCAACTAACTTTAAATCTACCATTAGGATCAGCATTAAAAACGACTTGAGTATCTTTTACTCCAGCTGTCCATTGAAAATTACCAGTTGTTAATACTGATGAATTTTTATTACCTTCGTTATAGTCTATTTGCTCATATATTTTTATAAGATTAAATATACTATTTTTTGTTTCATCTCTAAATGCATGCTCTTCAGTTCTAGGAAACTGACGGTAAAATTCATTTAAAGCGTCTTGATCGTCTTTTAAGCCCTCAGCCTCATTATCCCAATGATCTATAACGCCTTGATCTATTACTAATCCATGAGGATCGTGTTTTTCTTTTTCAGGATTATTAAAAACAGGTTGACCATACTCATCAATAAATCCTTCATAATTCCACTCCATTGGTATAAATAAAGAATACAAACCAGATTTAGTTTGCCCGTTTCTATTTCTTTTTGTTACATCAGAATTATTATAAAGTTGCTTAAAGTTATCACCACCTTTATCAAGTGAATTACTAGTACTACCCATCATACACTTACCAACTATTCTACTACCTAACCGCAAACAAGTTTTTGTAACTCTCCAGTTATTTTTTATATTATCAGGTCTTTCCCACTTACCACTTTCATCGTGAACTAATAAATTTAATTTTTCACCATCATAACTATTATCACCTGTATTTTTCCAGTCTATAGTTGTATCTAGTCCTTCAACATCATCCATCTCCTCACGCTCACGTATTTTCTTACGAGTAAACTTTTTAGCTGGCACTCTATATGCGAGTTCAGACTTTGGACGGTCCATACCATCTTGTATTGGTTTAAAGAAAAATGGATAGTTGAGACTTATTGGTACAACTTTATCTGTAAACATTTTTTTTGCATCAGCTCCAGTTTTTGACAGTATACCAAATCTACTATCGCTAGCAAGCGTTGCTAAATTAACTGTTTCAGCTGAACTCATAAAAGAAAAACCAGAACGTCTATTTTTTAAATAACACATTCCGTAACTTCTTTTATCTGCTTTACAAGCTTCCCAGAATATAAAAAATAATCTATTAGCTTCTCTAAAATCTGGAGCTGTTATATAGGTTGGCTTACCGTTATTCATAAACCAAAAACCTTCTTCTCTTCTTTTAAACTCTTCGTCTATATATTCGTAATGATCTTGTTTAAAATCATCTGGATAATCTTGCCAATCAAATACAGTTTTAATTTTTTTAAAAGCAGGGTTAACTGGAAACTGTTTCCATTTTTGTTCTGACTTTATTTTACTACAACTATATATTTCTTTTGGTTGTTTAGGTAAGGCTATTTGCAAGCCTTGTATCTCTACAACTTCACCAACCATGCCAGTTTTAGATATAACAACTACATCGCTTTCTTTATTATACCCGTACTCCCACTTCTTACCTTTGTTTAATCTTTTAATAGTATTTAACCTTATTGGCTCTACTATTTTATATAAGCTTTGTTCGTATTTCATTTTGATCTACCTTCTGCAAAACCTTTAAACTTAACTTCTTTCTTTTCTTCAACCTTACCTTCAAGCATGTTTTCCTCTTCATTTATACGATTTAGTATTTCAAAGGCATCAAATATAGCTAATTTTTTTGTAGCTGCTGCATTCTTTAATCTATCAGCAGATATATCATCATCACTATCAACTATAGGTTCTTTAGCTACTTTAATAAGTTCTTCAACTGCCTTTTGCCCAGCTTGGATTATATTCTTCTTCGTTTCCTTGATATTCATATTTAATTGTAATAAATTTATTCATGACTCTATATAATCTTTCTCCATTAACTATAAACTCGTACTCCATGCTAGGTATAAAACCGACTAGCTCTTGTTTATTAAAAGTTCCATCAGAATATTTTACAATACCTACTAATGGCCTTTCTGTTTCTTTGTTAAATTTATTTATAGCTTTTATTGGCTTTATAAAACTATAACCAGGCATAGCTTTATTATTATATAAATATATTTGATCTTCTGATATTATATATTTATCTTCTTTCCAATACGATCTACTATTTTTTTCTCTACCTTTAACATCATGCCATCTTCTAAATACATTATGATGCACTATTACTTCATCACCTATATTTACAGGTGATTGAAATAATAGCGGAGTAGCGATAACTTTTGCGCGTCTATTTATATATTGATGATTAAATATTTCAGTGTTTAGTATTAACTCTTTGTTATCGACTCGTACACTGTTATTATAGCGATCACCAATAGGACTGATAATAAAATCTTTGTAAGCATTCATTAATATTCTAAGTTATACTCGACTGATATAGCCATATTTTTATTAAAATCTTTCCAAGGTATTACTACGTTGTCTTTTCTAATATAAATACAGTACTTATCTTCTTCTTCTATAATGTCGCATATTTCATGACCTCCATAAACTTCTTGACCTACAGCGTAGTGCATAGCGTCATTTTTATAGTCCTTACCTATAGTTATTTTTCTGATGATATTATTTTTCATCTTCTTTTTTATTAATAGTACCATCTGTAACATTAATATCAAAAGTACCATATTCTTTAGAAAATTTTTCTTGCATATCTACAATTTTCTTTTGAGTTACTCCTAACTCATGAAGTAAAGTATGTTTTTGCCCTTCTAATTGCCCAATTCTAAATTGGATGTTATTTGTCATGTTTAATATATCTTGCAACTCTTTTAAGTGTTCATCAGATATTTTGTCAACCTTAGGTTTAAGGTCAACCATTTTTTCTTTTGCCATAATTTAATTTAATTTATAATTTGTTTTTATTTTTAATAAGTAAATCCAAAAGTAAACCTTAGTGGATTTAGTGGAACTATTATTTCTCCGTTATCTAATTGTTCGCTAATATTTTTTACTGTCATTCCAGTTGGGCCATCTACAGAAACAACCTCCATAGTAGGTCCGCCTGTGCTACCAACTACCATGTCTCCTGCTTGAAAACAGTCTCGTGGGTCAGTACCAGATGTTACTAAAGGAACACTTGCTCCAGTCATATTTTCTGCGACATTAGCACTACCAGCTTCGTTAGAAGCAACAGCTGTTCCAAAGTCAGGAGTTGAACCATCTCCAGCTAAGCAAGCCATATATATTTTTTGATATCCTTGAGTAGCATCATCAGTACTTCCTTGTAAAACAGGAGCGTTACCATCTATAACGCTAGAACCTGTCCCCGTAGTGTAAGTGTGGTATGCTGTAAGATTAAGATCATCAGTCATAGCGCTTTGCCCACACACTTGAAACCATATTAAATTATTTTTTGACGCTGCGCCTTGCCTAGCAGAAACAGTCGTGTGTGTGGTGCCTAGCGTATGTGGAGCAACACCATTTATAGATTTAGCAAATATTAATTCAAAATCACCTTGAGCCTCGTTTGCACCATCGTGACCAGCTACTGTAATGCATATAGAAGATAAAGCCGCACTTCCTTTTGGAATTTCAAAAGGCGTCCAATCAAATATTAAATCTCCAGCCGCGAACGCTGTACCAGTTGCCGCTCCGTTATTAACGTCTGGATTTACTTGTACTGAGTAGTATTTTCCCATTTTTATTTATTTTTATTTTGTTCTTGATTCTTTTTAGACGATCCGCCGAAAAAGAAATCGACTACCGTGTTAACTTTAGCACTCATAGCTCCGAATATAGTAGAAATAAAACTTATTTCAAATTCACCTAGTTCAATATCTTTCATTACGAAAAATCTAAACATCATGAAACTTAATCCAAAGTATGCTGCTGTAAATAAAGTTGCAAGGACTTTTTGAATGAACGCATCGTCTTT